GCTTGAGTGCGGAGAAGCAAAGCGGCTTACGTCCACCACGTTTCTTTTTGTAATCAGGGTATAGTGTTCTGCGGAAGTTTTCCGATCCAGTGAAAGCGAACCGTAAAGTCTTTTCGCCCTCAATAGCATCCAGAACACCTTGAAGGCGTCCATGAAAGGCATCCCATGCCTCCTCTATGTTTGATGCAAGAATGATGTTTTGGTCATCCCAGTGCGCCTCGTATTCAACAGCAGCACTGGACACATGGCAGAACTCGTCGCCATCAATCAGTAAAGTCCTCTTCACTGTGCCACTCGCTTCTGTCTACCACGGGGCTTGGGAACAGCAGGGGTATCCACACTGGCCACAGTATCGTCAGTAACATCATCACCAGAGCCAACAGTCCTACTGCTATCTTTATTTCGTAGAACTTCATTCTGCTCATGAAAGGCTTTCGCTGCGTTTCTCATTTCTTCAAATTCAGCACAGACATCAGGTAACCCACGGCCACACTTGGTGCAGTTGTGCGTCTGGTAGGAGTAGTGCTCACAGTTATCTACTAGGGTTGGCTTCATGCGCCGTCAGTCCTTTTGAACTCGTTGATGTAGGGGTCGATGTAGTCGATAGTTCCGACATACAGACCGTGATGGAAGGCGATAGCTTCGTCTTCAGGTAGTTCATTGGCTCGCACAAAGGTTCTGATGTCGCCATAGAGCATGAACTCTTTGGGCTTGATGTCATGCTTGCGGAGCTTGTTGTAGAGATGTTCAGTGGTCTCATTGGCTGAATGACCAATGATGGCCCATCCTGACTCAAGTTTAATCATAGGGGCGAAGTTCCTTCTTATATTTGCTCATCGTGTTTGAGGGTGGAGCAAGGGACGAAGTAAGTGATGTTGCCTTTGGTTACCTGACAGTATGCTGGTTCTTTCTTGTTTGACTTATAGTAAGTGCCGTTGGTGTCGATCTGCCCAATAGCGTCATAGGCGGTGCTACAGCCAGTAATCAGCATCATGATACTGAAGAACACCAAGAACAGCATGAAGTCGCTGCGTGTCATTTCGTTAAGGCTTTCCATGACTTCGGAAACAATGGCTCAATAGCTTCACCAATAAGGAAAGCTATCTGCTGCGTTTCGAGTTGTGTGTGGCTGTCGGTTCTCAGGTTATACATACGGCTCCAAGCGAACAGAGAGCCGGTCCATATCCACTCGGTATACATGGCCTGCGGCAGAACCATTCGGGCCTGCTCAGGGCAAACACCAATCTTCAGCAACGCCTCGTAGCAATCCTTCGCCGCCATATACAGTTCGACGGGAGTATGCACACAGCCATTATCTGTCTCCATGTCGAGCATAGGAGAGAGATACACTTGGTCGTTCGTGGACCCCTGCTTAATGTTCTCTGCGCGCTTCCTCCAGTAGTCGGGAATGAAGAACTCAGGTTCACCATCAACGTAGCGGCGAGAGACCTCATTCCACGCAAAGCCAACCTGATGTTTCACAAGTTGCCGAGCGATGAAGATTGGCGCTTTGATGCGGAGGCTGATCGAAGTGTGAGCGAACGGTGACCAATGGTTATTATAGGCCAGGTATGAGATTAGTCTGGCGTTATCTTCGTCGCTGTATTTGTCGTGGTGTTTACTGAAAGATACTCGTGCTGCATCGACTACTGAAGTGTCAGAACCCATGTAGTCTATTAGTTCAACTTTCAAGTGCTGCTCCTTCTGGCCAAACAATTAATCGGCTTGGAAAGCGAACAGCAACTTCTCTATCGCTACCATCAAGGCCATTAAGATATACGCGGCCATCAGATATTTTCAGAACCTTCCTGAAGTCGATGACTGCATTTACGCCGTTCTCACGAACCTTAAGAACTGTCTGACCAACCATTAATTCGTTACCTAGTTTGTCTCTAATCATTGGTATCCTGTTCATCCAGTGTTATCCTGACTTCCATGATTTCATCTGCTTTCTGTGCGTAAGCTATTCGTTTGGCTGCTGCCCTGTATCGGAATAGCTCTGCTTTCTCGAATGACACTAGCGCCCTATGTGCATGGCGTGGTCCTATGAACTGTTCGCCAACACGCACCACAAAGGCTTTACGAGTCTTCAATATCTGCCTCGTGTTCTAAGGGTGCATCAGTCCACGTATCGTCGCTAATGGACTCACCAATCTTTTCGAGCCACGTTAATCCCTTGACTGTAGGTCTCCAGTCACGAGAGAAAACATTTCCGTAGACTTTGGTAGAAATGTAGCCAATAGACGCTGCCATAGCGATGTATTCGGCGTTGGCTCTGGCGAAGTCGCTTTGGACACTGAAGGAACGCTTGTAGGCTTCGAGGACTGTTTCGAGTAGGTGCTTGTCAATGGTCGAAGAGCGCATGGTGTCCTTCGAGTATGATGAGGTTAATGACGGCTGCTAGAGCCATCATCAAGAACAAGTAGATTGCCAATTCAATGGCTTCTCCTATCTTCAATGAGTTTCACTCCAGTTGTTTCCGATTGAGTAGTTGCTGTCTAAGGGAACCTTAAAATCGAAAGGTTCTCCTGCTTTCTTTGCACAGTGAACAAGTGCATCACCTACAGCCTCTGCATACTCAGCTTTACAAGCAACCTGCACCTCATCGTGTATGAATCCCACAATCACAAAGTCACCGCCGTAACCGTGAGTGAATCCACTGTTGAGCATGTAATTGTAAAAGCTAATGAGCCACTGCTTACACAAGATAGCACCAGCGCCCTGTAACAACGTGTTCAGAGCAGCGTGTGTTGACCTTATGTGCAGACGGCGACCGTCGAGACCTTTGATCCAACCTTTGGTGCAAGATGCGTCCACGGCTGCTTTGAGTTTACTGTAGGCTGGCATGCCGGACATGAACTTATGTTTCAGTCGGTTACCTTCCTTTTCAGTTCCACCAACGATCTGACCAATCTTCTGTGCGCCTGCTCCGTAAAGCAGAGCGTAGATAAAGGTCTTCGCTTGGTCTCTGGTCTCTAAGCCTGCTGTAAGCTGATTGTGTGTATGCACATCGCCTTCAGTAACAATCTTGGCGTATTCACCATTGTCGAACGCAGCTAGGTAATGAGCAAACGTTCGTAGCTCCAATCCCGCCATGTCAGCACCCACGAGCTTCCAACCTTCTGGAACTCTGAAACAAGCACGACACTCTTTACCGTAGACTGCCCTGTTGGCAGGAACTTGGCTAACATTTGGAGAGTGATGCGTTGCTCGTCCGGTGACTGTTCCACCCGGATTGACGGTTCCGTGGATACGCCCGTCTGCTTCAACCAGCCTAAGCCATCCGTTACTTCCGTCACTAATTTGGCCAAGGCGCTTCTGGATAAGGAGATACTCGACAAGGAGTTCTGCTTCAGGTTGCCGGATGCGTCCAAGGACACTTTCATCCAGCTTTGCGCGTCCTGAGTCAGTGTATTCTGTTGGCTCCCATCCTGCTTCTTTGAGCTTTTTCTCAATGTGAACTCTCGATCCGGGGTTGAACACCACCGTCTTGTATTTGGTTACTGGAACATCCTTCAAATACCCGAGTTTCTTGTTGTCCCTCTTCGGTATCAGAACCTTGTCCACCTCTTCCCACTGACCAAACTTCTCGACCAACTGTTTTTCCAGTTGATCCTTCCGTTCCACCAGTTTCACATAGAGTTCCTGAGCGGCCTTCTTGTCGAACGTCCAGCCCTCCTCGTGCATCAGATGACAGATGTGTGCTATCTGATGCTCTAAGTCTAAAGGGACTGTGGGGTAATCCCACGGTCTCAGGAATGTCAGGAGTCGGTAGGTGGTCTTAACGTCCTGCCGACAGTAGCTTTCCATTTCTTCTGACCAAGCGTCCCATCCTCCGCTGTAGTCGTCTTTGGGTTCTCCGAGTCGAAGTCCCCATGCTCGAAGGCTATGGCTTCCGATAAGCTTTTTGTCCCAGTCGATACGTTTGAAGTCATCTTCCTTAACGTTAGGATGAAGAAGACGAGCCACCACAAGAGTATCAATAAGCCGAGAACCGGGTCGAGGGTTCCACCCGTAGAGTTTCCTGAGTAGCGGAATGTCGTAGGTGGAACCGTTGTGGGCGACGAGGACATCTGCGTCGTAGAGTTCTTCAAGTCCTCGCTCAATGTCTTCAGGTCCATAGGACCATACGTCACCTGACGTAGCATCACAGATTGCAATACAATGAACCTTGGTAGCCTGTTTGAGTAGTCCGTTTGCTTCTAAGTCGAATACGAGTGTTCTAGGTTCAGATGGTTGACTCATTCATTCTCCCTGTAAGCTTGTCGTAGTGTAGGCATCCTGCTTCTCCTGTTTCACCTGAGTATCTGTTCTTCAGGACACGAATGATTGTCTTGTCTGGATCATCACCTTGCTGATTGCGCTCTAGGCCAATCACCAAATCCGACAATTGGGCGATGCTGTGCGAACCACGGAGGCGGTTCAACGAAGTCGCCGCGCCTTCTTCATCGCCTTTGCCATCAGGACGCCGAAGGTGAGACACCAACACCAAGCCAATACCTGTCTCTTGGACTAAGGTTCGCAACAGTGTCATGGCTCTATCAATCAGCTTACGCTCGTCGTTTCCTTCCAGCGCCGAGACCACAATCGACAAGTGGTCAAGTATGATCCATTTACAGCCAATAGCTTTCGCCATGTAGCGCACACGGTTCAGAAGGTTGTCGATTTCAGTGGAGCCAAAGTGGTCGTAGAGATAGAGACGACCTGAGCCGACAGTAGCTGTGAAGGCTTTGCGTAGGTCATCAGTAGACACACCTTCACGACCCAAGTGCAGCGGACGGTTGATGTGAAGCCCCATGATACCCATAGCGGTTCTCGTGGTGCTCTCCTCCAACATAATCATGCCGACAGTCTCACCAATGCTCAGGAGGTTGTAGGAAATCTCACGAACAAAGGCTGACTTGCCGATACCTGATCCAGCGGTGACCGTAACCAACTCACCTCTTCGTAGGCCATGGGTCTTAATGTTTACCACAGGCCACGGATACCCAACGCTCTCAGCTTCCTTAGTGGAGAGAATAGTCTCCCAAAGCTCCTTACCATCCACAATGCCATCTGGACGCCACTCAGCAGCATCCCAGAAGGCTCGGGTGATAGGAGCCTTACCATCATTGACTAAGACTTCATTGGCGTCCTTACGCTGAAGACGCATTGTGTAGACTTTGCCAACAGGCAGCATCTCAGCCACCTGTTGCATCGCCTTCTGTCCCGGTTCGTCCTGATCGAAGCAGAGGACAATCTTCTCGAAGCCACAGAGCCACTCGTAAGCTTTGGTTATCGCTTTGACTGCGCTCTGAGCACCATCAGGCAGACTGACGACAGCGTAGTTCTTATCGTCGAATGCAGCAGCGACACTGAGACAGTCTATTTCTCCTTCGGTGATGACGACAGATTTACCGGAGGTCCATAAATGCTGACCCCAGAGAGGAAGGCATGAGCCTCTTTCTCCCACCCACGCAAAGTGCTTGTTGGGTTTGCGTAGTTTCTGAGCAACAACGCTGCCTCGAGAGTCGTAATAGTTAGCAATGTGACAGGATTCACCACTTGCATCTGTGCCTGTTTTGTATCCGAACTTTCGGCAAGTGCTTTCTCGTATACCTCGTTTAGGTAAGTCGGTGAAAAAGCCTTGTAGTAGTCTTGAATCTCGCTCCAGTAATTTCCCATTGTCCACTTTATCCTCGTTGGCTGAGGAACCTCCGTAAGCATTACACACGAAACAATAAGTCGTGCCATCTTCATACAGAGAGTTGCCGTCAGATGACCCACAGTTGTCACAGGCGATATGCTTTACGAAGATTCCCAATTTCAGTTTCTCTTTTTGTTAGTCTCGCGGCGAGCCATCAGCATGTCGTGTGATACACACGTTTGACCACATTGCAGCATCACGAATTAGACGAAATACATGCTCTTTGTCTGGCCCTTCAGGTAACTTGTAATCCAAGAGCTTTACGAAGATTTCAAAGTCACCACGCACAAGCTGCATCTGCTCCAACTGATCTGTGGTTGGCATCAGATACTGAAAGGCTGAATGGTGTAAGCCCATATCAGTTGCTCTTGCTCACGTTATTGACGTTCGACCACCAGTAGTTCTTGGCGCTCATCACAGCATTCGGGTCATCACCCATACCGTTGTGACCGTCATACCAGTTGTTCCACTTGACGAGGACACGAGGGCCAACAGGACTGCTTGTAACCATCACGACCTTTCCCTTCATGTTGATAAGAGAAATGCCAGTGCGCCCACCGTGACCCTGCGGCTGCTCATGGTCATTAAGCGTCGTCTCGCCTTCACCACGACCGTGGTAGAACACGGTGTCACCGGCTTCGACCTCTTCGGCGGCTACTGCATCATCGACAGCCTTGTCCCAGTAGTCTTCAGCAGCCTGATTGATTTCAGACTGGTCCTCATCATCATCATCAAGGCCATAGAGTTCAGAGTTAAACTCAGGGCGGGACCAAGTGTCGTCATCGTTGATCGAGTCGTAGTCTTTGGTGAACAACCAGCCGCCCTCGACAGGTCTTACGTCCACATACACAAAGCCACAGGCCCGAAGATACTCTGCGAACACTGACAGCATTCGCGGCAAGTAGTCTGCATCAAAATCTTCGAGGCTGTAGTTGATGTGTCGTCCATATCCCGAGTAAATAAAGTTTGCTTCGGGCTTGTCGTTAAAGTTGCTCACGCAGCCACCTCATAGCGAGCGTAGTGATGACCAGAAGCATCGGCCTTCATCACGGTGTTGATCTGGATGCCAGTCTTACGAAGCTCGTGGATGCAGGCGGCTAACCGATAGATGCCGTAGACATGGAGAGCTTCTAGAGGGCTGATGGATTTACGCTTGGTCAGATGGTTCAAGACCTTGCGAGCTTGAGGCTTCAGTTTCAGAAGCTTCATGATATTCATTTCGTTGGTGCCTTTAGTTCCGTTAGCCATGATTGTGGGATTGTTCCTTTGTCTGCGTAAAGGAAACCATTCGACTCAGCCCACTGGGCGTAAGTCGTTTTGCTTCCCTTGTAGATTGGTAGATTTGCGTTCTGAAAGAGAAGACGAAGATCTAACTCTGGATACTGCTCCTTCACGAGAAGCAGCTTCTGTCTGTCTGAGGCCGACCGGAATCTTCCTTTGGCCTCAATCAAAATGTTACTGCCAGCAACCAAAAAATCTGGAGTATAGCGGGCAGTTCTTTGAGGGACCGTGTAGCTAATCTTGACGCTCTCATAAGAGAACTCAAGACCGTTGTCGGTCAGTTGTTTCGCTACTCGTTCTTCAAGCTTAGAGCGATACTTTGCTCTAAGTAACACTGGGTTGACGTTAGAGGTCGAGCGCACTCACCGTTTCCTCCGAAGCAAAACTCGGAGCGCTGTCGTCCGCTTCGTAGCCATCCTCAATCATGTCGAAGTTGGAAGCGCCGCCACCACCTTCAGCAAGCTTAATGACCTGAACTTGCTTGAGGCGAAGCTTGATGCCTTCCTTCTTCTGGACCTCATACTTGTAAGCTTCAGCGATGGCACGGACTTCAGAGCCGCCACCAACCTTCGTGTTCGCTGACAGCGCCTTATTCTTGCTGTCGAACACTGCAGGCTGATACTTCGAGCTTGTGCGGATCAGATACATGCCTTCATTCTTTTCGTCAGCGACAATCGGAATGTGCGGCGTCTTGGATTTGAACTCTTCGTTCTTCAGCGTGTCGAGAAGCTTCGCCTTGAACGTCTCAGCGGTCTTCTTGTCCACACGGATAGCAATTTTGAAACCGCCATACTCTTTGTCCTCTTCAAACAAGAAGGGAAGAACAGCGGTTCCGATGGGCGTAGTGATGTAATGCTTGCTCATAATTTTCCTTTGTTAGCGTGCAATATAAAGTCCAGCGCTGTGTGCCTTGGTCACAAGGTCAACAGGCACAGGCATGTCCATGTCCAACAGAAAGCCTGCTGCGATGCAGGCGTCCTGTGGCGTCATTTCATTGAAAGGAGGCAACTGATCGTAAATCGCCTCCATCTCCTCTTGGGTAAGCGGCTCAAAGTCATCGTCGTCAGGCGAAGGCGTATTCGGCATGGTTCACTTCCTCGATTTGAAGAGAGCCTTTGGTGGGAACATCAGGAAGCTTGTATCCATGTGTCACCAAATAGGCGCAGTTTTCCTGTTTGATTTGTTCTAGTGGATCATTCTCTGCGTAAAGTTGAACAAACGTCTCCTTGATCAGTTGTCGAAAGCGCGCAGCATCATTTGGCAAACACCCAAAGCTATCGTGAACCAAAGCAACCTGATGGATGCCTTGTTTCTTGGCCTCTAACACCACCATCATTAAATGCGCGGCGTCGTAGGCATGAACGAAACTCGGAGCCACAGCGAGTGTCGCTCTATGCTTGTCCATGCCTCCAGCTTCAGATGCTGTGCGCGGCTTGATGCGTATCTTTGCGCCTTTGTCGTGTAGGAAAAGATTGACCTGATCTGTCTCCATCACAGGACACCGCAGCATGACAGGAAGCCCAATAGGCGTCGTCCACGTTACTGGACGCTCCTCATGGCTCATGACACGCGCAATGTCTTGAAGATAACGCATCACCACAGCGGGACGTTTCACCGTTTCCACAATGGACTGATAGGTAACTTCAGACAAATAGCGGGCAGCAGCAAAACCCCCATCATCACCAAACGGATGCTTTTCAATTTCTCCTGAGAGAAACTGAAGCTGCAAAGGACGCATAGTGTCTTCAAGGATTTGGTCTTGCATTCCTGCGCGCTTGCTTGAGTATGAATATGTCATCACGTTACGCTTCACCAGCGAACGGTTGACGCCATAGTCCAAAAGCTTACGCGCCAGATCAGCCACGCGCGCTGTGTTGATGACCTCGCCATCCTTGTTGCGGAACTCTAAAATGCGCTCAGACGATAAATCAGCCGTGACTTTGGTTTTCACCAAGTCAGCCACAGTCTGGTAGATGTCTGCCGGTTGCTTAGAGTTCTTCAGGTTGACGAGAGCGCCTGTGTCCTCACAGCGACTCATTGCGGCAAGGTGCTGTAGGCCAGAGCAAGAGCCGTCAAAAGAGACCGGCAGATGCACAGGCTTACCGTCATACGCATCACGCAACGCCATACAGGCGGCCACAAACATGAACGTCTTGTCAGCCTCAAGCCACCAAAGGTCAGCGAGAGGATCAGCAGCAGTCGCTAGAAGACGCTCACAGTTATCATCAACCCACCACACACGCTCGTCAAAGGGAGCCTTGGAGATTTTGTTGAAGTCTCCGACATTGGCCAGATGGACCTTGAGCCAATAGAGACCTTCAGCATCTACAAGCTGACCTTCAGCGAACTGAAACATCGCACGGATGTGTGGTTGCCGCTGGAACTGAAAGTGCGGGACGCCATACACACGACCACGATAGTCAATGTTGTGGGGTATCCAGAACTCACCAGCATCAGCCAGATGTTCAGCAGTCGCAAAGTCACGCGCTAAGATTATACGTTCACCAATGTAGCCACGGTTTACGGTGGCAATCTCACTGGCCTTACGGCGCCATGCGACACGCTGGTCCTTGGTCATATCGTCCCAAGCCACAGGCTTCTCAGGGACTGGAAGGTCTCTTTGCTGCGGTAGGCCGGGGACAGGGATGTTGTGGGTGTAGCAGTGCTTCACCAAGGCGAGGATTGGCCTGTTGATGGTCCATTTGACGCCTTGGATAGCGTTAAGCGCCTCAAGCACCTTTGACGCCTGCCCGTTGCGGATAGCCCTGTCTACGTGCGCCCTGACCGGCTTCTGGAACGAACGCACCAGAGGGTAGGGCAGAGGGACGCCTTCAGGGGTAGGAATGTGCAGGGTGCCTTCATCCCAGACCAGAGGTTCTCCCGTCATGGGGACGCCCACAAGACGCCGGAGCACCAAGTCGGAGCTAATGTCCTCAAGGTGCGCCATGGCCTCTGGGGTGAGGTCGAGGTGTTGATCCTTGGTCAGGCAGAACGCCCGCCCCTCTAGGATGGCCTCAAGCACCAGCTTACCGGCGCAGATGCGCTCTTGGTCCGTCCACGGTTCAAATGAGAAAGACTGGAGCTTCTTTGCGTAGCCACGCAGAGCGATTCTCCGATGCTTCAGGGAGCCGTGTTTATATTTGACCAAAGCTTCTAAACGCTTCGCCTCCTCTTCATTCCACAAAGCGAGAGCACGACCGTAACACTCCATGTATATGGCTGTGCCTATGGTTCGCAGTGTGTTGCCTAGAGTGCTGTTTTCGTTGAACAAACAGGTATTAGCAGCGTTGAGTCCCACGCAGACTAAAGTCCTAAGTGGTAAGTCAAGCATCAGCTTAGTGGTCTTTTTGTGGGCGTTTTTCCTTTTGTTTAGCTCAAGCATAGATGAGAATATTCCTAGATATTCATCATAGAATACTTCAGTTAACTTTAAGCCTTCTTCGGTGTCTCCAAATCCCAACCGACTGATTGTTTTCAATCTTTTATGTTCAGTGTTTCTAAGGGTTGTTTCCAGAGCGTCCATCTGTGTCCTCGGCGTATATGCTATAGGAGGAGATATGAAGGTATTTTTTCTCCAAGCCACTGAAATATAGTCGCTTGTGTCACTATTATCAAGTGCGCCACCAATTACCACGCAATGCAACCGCCATGTGTCACTATCTGCCGTTTGTTCTGGGTTTGTTGCTCTTGGCCCGCTTGACAGAAGTCTTTGGCTTCTCTACGGGTTCAGCCCCATGTGGGGGAATGTCCCGAGCGGCAAAGGGGGCGGACTGTAAATTTGCGTAGCCGCTTGTTTCTACTGATTTTATTGGGTTTTCCAGAAGCATTTCTTCGGAATTACCACGCGCATTACCACGCAACATCATGGACCGAGTCGCATCTCTAAGCGCCTCTCGCGTGGGATGAGCATACTTTCTAGTCGTCTCTAAATTCCTGTGACCCAAGAGGTCAGCCACAACCAAAGTGGGTGTGCCTTGAGCCGTCAAAATGGTGGCTGTTGTGTGCCTAAGGATGTGCGGCGTTATGGTGTCCTTGGTGCCAACCTCTTCGGATGCCCTATGGCAGGCGCGAAGTAAGAGGTCGTAATCAGGCAGACCTTCAACCACGAGCTTGGCCAGCTTAACCCCGAGTTCGCGTGGGATAGGTATAGTGCGTCCATGGCCAGACTTTGAGTCGGTTAGGACTATCAGGGCGTCGTGTTCATCAATCTCGATGTTACGCTTCTTGAGCGACATGAGTTCACCGGCCCGCATCCCGGTGACCAACAGCACCTCAAGGCATACCGCAGTAGTCGGCCTCTCGTTCTCGTATAGATAGGCCATGAACTCAGGTATCTCTGAGTGTCTTAAGAACGCGATGCGGCCTTCCTCCTCGTGCAAGCGAGGGACAGGTGGCATTGATAGGATGTATTCGTTTTTCCAAGCCCACCTAAGAGCCTTGGATACCGTAGCCATATATCTATTGACTGACTTGTTACTCAGACCCTCGCGCTTTAGGCGTTCTCCGAGCTTCTCCATACGCGCGTAGCGGACTTCTGCCACTGGCGTATCAATACCAAGGATAGCGGCGCATCGCCTCCAGCGTTTCTTGGAATACTCTTCGTCCTTCTGGCCAGCCCAAAGCCTATGACGAATGTCGTCGTCAAGGTGTCCAATCTTATAGATATTGTCGCGTTTGATGTTTGGTGGTTGACCCGTGGTTTTGAGTTCCTGCTCAATCCGCACAGCGGTCTGGTAATTGTTTGTGCGTTCGACATAACGCTTACCACAAACAGTTACCTCGACCTTCCAGAAGCCTGTTGGTCTGCCGTTGCGTTGCTCCAGATAGATGCTCATGCCTGTTCTTCCAGAACCTTCTTAAGGATGCTGTAGCCTTTGGCTGTCAAAAAATAGTGCGTCTTGCGAGCATCAGTCGGATCATCCTCCTGCTCAATCAGACCATGGTGTTCATCTGATCTACGCGGGCGCTCACCAAGAATGCCTAAGATACGCGAGGCGTTGGATTTAGATGTCTCTATACGCTCCGCGTAATCTGAAGTGCCAAGCCCCGGCTTCAAGGCGATATGGAGCAGGGCTTCCATATATGACTGCGGAAACGCCTGATCCAATTTTTTGAAGTGTGCGATGGTTCGCATGAATTTCTTCAGGCCAGCCACCTCTTCGGGGGAAAACTCGAACTTATTTTTCACGTTGAATTCCCTTGTTACGCGCGGGAGACTGAATAGCCCTCCGCGTCAAGGATTGTTTCCACTTCGTCAATGTAGTCCATGGGCAACAACTTGACCACTATCAGAAAATACTCATTGCTGCTGTCCGTGGTCATTAACCGTTCCGCGAGAGCGCCATACGCAATCAGATGCGCGACCTTCTCGCCGTTGTATACCTTTCCGCCCACAATCTGAGCATCGGGCATTTGATCCAAACCCTTGATATCCCTGAGCTTATCCATTTCACACCTATAGACGGAATTAATACCGTTATTTTCATTCCCCTCAAAGCAGGGACTGCGTCCACTGGATACGCGAGGGACGAAACGCTGACTGTAACCTGAGAACACACCAGGAACAAATACATTTTTTGTGGCGCTATCCTCCTTGGTTCCAGACGCCGTAGAACGGCCCTGTGGTTCATTTGGCTGCCCATGGCTACCCATATAGCGCGCGGGGGCAGCAAGCTGCTCTGCGGGCTTCTCTGGGCTTTCTAGGGCCGTCTGGTTGTCTGGGATTGCTACGCGTTTCATTGGACACACCTCTTCATTGAAGAAAGGATTATGTCATCGCGTAACAATAATAGGGTGGCTGCGTCGCCAAGCCTTGTCAACCAGTTTTTACGCTGCGGCTGTTAATAGCTGGTGGTCCTCCCCGGAAATGTGAGTTTCGCCCTTTACAAACGTATAGAACGCGAGGGGTGGATCATTACGTGTGTGCATCGCGCGAGGCGCAGGCTCCACAAGGAAGAGGTCGCCAACGGTCTCATAGGCAAAGCACCTGTCACAGGTCTCTAGGTCGTCTGGACCAAGACCATAGGTGTCGCCAGTTTCTAGGTAGCGTTTGTATCGCGCGGGGGCGATGGCATGGGTGAGGGTAGTCATATCGCGAAAGCCTTAAGTTGCTCAGGGGTCCAAAGGGTGCGAGGGGCGTTGCGCGAGACCCAGAGACATTCGCGCGACCATGCGTCCCGGTTGCGTAATGCCCACATAGCTGCCGCCACGCGCTCATGGTCGCGAGGGGACGACACGCGCGAGGGGTGGAGTAGGGACTTTATGAGGCCCACAAGCTCGTAGTGCGCGAGGGGCTCGCCTAGGATGGCGTAAGCTTCTTTTGAGTTCATGGTAATTACTCCGCGAGTAGGACAAGGCGCAGTAGGTCAACAACAGAATCGACTTCTGTTTTCTCCATGATGCGTAGCCTGTGGTTTTCTATGGTTCGCTGAGAGTTCCCTAAGTCCCACGCAATATTTTTGTTAATCTTGCCATCAAGAATGGCCATCATCACGAGACGTTCAGAAGGCGTTAGTCGCGCGATGCGCTCCTTTGCATCTAGTTCAGCCAGCCTGATGATTTCTCGATGTTCCTTGTTTGGCATTAAATGGTGGATAAGCATGACAGTTACTCCTATAGTCCAGAGACTACATTCCGAAGAAATAAAGAGACATGCAATAGCCTAGCGCGAACGCTCCAAACACAACGCCAAGGATAAACGCGAGGGCGTCTAGTAGCGTGTAGAAATAGAGATAGGCTTTCGGTGTGTGGTTTGTTTGGTAGGTCATGCTGCTAACTCCATGCTTTCGATAATTTCGACTACAAGCTTCTCCACAAAATCCCAGTGAGGAATATTTATGGTCACCATGGGTTTTGTTACGTCTAGATGATAGGAAACAAGGCCATATTTATTGAAGTGTTTATTCTTTTGACCAAAGGTCACATCTTTAGTTCGCTTGACCTTACGGCCATCAATAATGAGTTGCTCATAGTTGACCGATGCCTGCGCGTTGTCTGGTAGTTCTATCCCGTCACGGGCTGCAAGCCATCGGGCGTAAGCTTCGGACCTTTGGTCATCCACAACGCGCCAGTCAGTATAGCCTCGCTCCATTTTGCCAGCGCTTGGGAAATTGACGATCTTGTAGCGCTTGCGGCTTTTGGTTGCTTTGGGTTTATCAGGTGTAAAGATGTAACAAGGTTTTCCCGCAGGATGCCATGAGAGGCCATGTGGTAGGTCATATGGATCATCGGGAAAGATGATTGACGCTTGGTCTAGTAGGTTTATCTTGGTCATGATGATTGATCCTTACTTTTTGCGATTAGTCGGGGCAGGGATAATCTCAAAGCTGTCAGGCGTAAGCGTCTTGTCCATGAAGTAACCACGGGAGACGTAGTCCGGTATGACTTGTTTGAGGTGACGTTCTGCGCGCTCATAGCAATCAAAAATTGCATGGAGCGCGTTGTGGTTGTTCTTTTCGACTAGCCAATGATGCATGGCGTTTACTCCCGGTCACACGCTGCGAATGAGATATTCGACGCCACCAAAATTTACCTCGGTGTAATCTTGCTCAGCTTCTTCGGCTGCCGCATCAAGATCGAACGAAAGGTGACGATAGGGCCAAGAGTTTGTATCGATGTCTTTTGGTATTGAGTAGCAATCGTCGATAAGCTCACCAATGTATGTCTCGAAGTAACTACGGCGGATTAGGGGTTCGCCATATTGCCAGTCGGATGCGTATTGTTCACACTCGGCTGCGAGAGCTTTGAGTGCTGCCAGTTCTTCAAGTTCAACCTTGGTTAAATCATTGTGGTCGAATTGACGACCATCTAGCTGCTCAATGCGCTCAATGATGTCGCGGCTGTCTATGATGTCGTCACTATTGGTGATTTGAGTTGTCATTGTGATTATCTCCTAGCTGCTATGGGTTGCCATGTGTCATCTATTAGCCAAGGAAAAACGCAAAGGTTGAGAAACCAATCGTCAACCCGGCGCAGACAATGGTGAGAGCGAAGAAAGCGCCATAAGCGAAGTCTGAATGTGTCATGATGTTATCTCCTAGGGTATGGGTTGCCATGCGAACATTGTTCGCCATGTGTTACTATTAGCGCAAAATAAGAGCGGCTTTTATGGCAGAGTGAGCAAAGCGAGCATCACATTCTGCATCGAACGTATAACCAAGGCGAAGCGATGCACGTGCTCTATTCAGCCACGCAATTGCTTCCTTGATGTAATCAATAGCGCGCTGGCTGTAGCCATTGTGGCGGGCTTGCTGCAGGGCTGACATTGCGAGACCGATTGCACGGTTGAGGCTTTTGGTGTTCATGATGTTATCTCCGGGTGATTTGTGTGTTTCAATGATGTGACATTAGCACAATATGACGCATGGCAAACCATTATTTTTGCAGTGTGTAAAATCAATGGGTTATGACAGATTACGCAGGGTTGCTATTAGGGCAAATCGCGCAGAGTATTTGCTTTATTATCAGTGACTTATGGCAAACTACGCAGTGTCGAGAAGTCCGTTTGTTTTCAACAACTTATGAAAACCTATACAAATTCGTATTTTATACATCATCTAGATGAAACACACTAGATATAGTAAGCCATGTGTTACAATGCCCAATGCCTGCCAAATGTCCGCCGAATGTCGCGCAAATGTCTATTGGTTCTCACATGGTTTGCGCTTGGTATACTCACACACTCATCACATCACACTAAGCATGAGCAACGGATATCTAGTCCGCAACCCACGGCGAACACTGTGCAACCACATGAACATGCAGCGACCACAGAAAAAATAGAGTCTCTCCCGGCTTTGTGCCCCTCCAAAACCTTTTGGAATTGCTTTTCAAAAAAATGCCTGAAGCGGCTAGGTTGTTGTTCGTCTCACAGTAACTTTTCGCCAACTTATGGAACCAGAACTCAGGGGCAGATGGAACCAAAAGTAGCCGCAAGAACCCCCAGTTTCCTGAAAAACACGTAGTTTCGCTGAGAGCCTTTAGTTACAATAAGTTAGCTCAAAAAGTGCTTCATATCTCCTCTTATAGAAGAGAGCACGCTAACAATGCGTAGTTTTTCTGGCCGACAGGAGCCAGAGGCATGGGGTCTGGATACCCCTCGTAACTACTGCCACCATTCCTGACCAGCTATAAGTACTAATAGTAACTAATAGCAACCATAAGAATAATTATAATAGTAATACATATATGATAATAACTAATAGTAACTATAAGTACCCTTAGTAACTATCATAATAATTATTGTGTTTATTACTAAGAGTAACCCTTAGTTACCCTAAGTATCTTTTTCATTGTGTAATTTCAGGCCCGACTAGGAACTCTGTTCCTTCCTAGGGCTACACCCAGTTTCCCTAGGAGCCTCAAGTTGGCCATAGAATCCGCTTCATTCATCTCTGATCTAAACTCAAGTAACCCTCCCGGCAGTGACCCCGTAGGTCAAGCTGACGACCACATCCGGTTACTGAAGTCTGTCCTCAAGTCTACGTTCCCTAATCTCACTGGAGCCGTTACCTCTACCCAGAGTCAACTCAACGGCGCTCTGGTTCCCACCGGCTGCATCCTTATGTGGTCTGGGGCCACGACAAGTGTCCCTACTGGGTGGGCTTTGTGTGACGGTGGAACCTACTCCAAGTCTGATGGCTCCGGTTCAGTAACTGTTCCTGACCTCCGTAATCGTTTTGTGGTTGGAGCAGGCTCGACGTATGCCGTGAGTTCTACAGGCGGAGCTACGAGCAACACACCGACGATTACGGTCACCAATGAGGCTGTAGCGCTATCCACTAATCAGCTACCGGCCCATGGTCACTCAGTGTCCATTAGCGACCCCGGCCATAGTCACAGCATTAGCGACCCCGGCCATACACATACTCAGAACATCCTGAGCACTGGGGGAAGTGGCTCGTGGAACTCATGGGCTCCCGGTTTTGCTGGTGGTATCCCCTCGCTCAACGCTACGGCCTCAGCGACTACGGGTATCACTGTAGCGTCCAATAGCACTGGTATCTCTGCTACGGCTAACAACACTGGCTCTGGGGCTACTCACGTTCACAACAACACTGCTGTCAGTAGCGCTGTGTCCACCTTACCGCCTTACTTGGCCTTAGCGTATATCTACAAGCTCTAACGGGGACTATTCGCATGACTATTGTTCCCGTGAGAGACATCGGTAAGTTAGGCTGTAACACCGACTGGAACCCTGTGGACCTTCCTATCACAGCGTTCACTATGGGAACCAATGTCCGGTTTACGAATAACCGTATTCAGCGTGGTCCCGTATTTAATACTGTTGGTGCTCTGAGTAACTCCTATCCTCGCTACTGCATTAGCTACAAGCTTCTTAATGATTCCTCACAGACACTTGTGTTCAACAATGATGGAACCATTACCAAATTCCAAGCGTCCTCACCAAGCACTAGCCCCACTGAGACTGATGTGTCCCCTAGTGGATACTCTACGTCCACCAATGAGCTACCTTGGACAGCTACACTTCTAAATGATGTTGTGTATGTCAATCGGTCTGACAGAGTCCCGTGGTATAAGACTACCAGTGGCGTAAGGTTCGCTGAGTTACCTGTGTGGAACTCTACGTGGCGCTGTGCATCCCTTCGTTCCTTTCAGGGAGCTTTGGTGGCCATCAATGTCACGAAGAATGGCATTCAATATCCGACTATGGTCAAGACGAGTGACTTCACGACCTTTGACTCTACGCCGGGTGCTTGGGTTGGCTCTACCACCAACAGCGCCACTGAGAACGTCTTGGGTGACCTTAATGACCCCTTGATAGACGGCTTTACGCTAAGAGACCGCTTCATCCTCTATGCCAACAATGAAACTTGGGCAATGGAGTATCGAGGCGACAGCTTGGTGTTCAACTATCGGCGTCTCTTCAGTAACCGTGGCGTCATCAATCAGAACTGTGTGGCTGAGTATAACAATAGCCACTATGTGTTTGGCAATGATGACATCTGGCAACACGATGGCTACGGTAACAAGAGTATCGCCATTGGTCGTGTTAGAGACTTCATCTACAACAACCTTATTCGAGCCGAGAGACACCAGTTCTTAGTGATGAATAACGCCAAGCAGGGCGAAGTAATGTTCTGCTATGTGTCGGCTGATGAATACTGTCACTTCCCTGTAGGTGGAGCTATCGGCTACCCCGGTTGCAATAGGGCTGCGGTCTACAACTATCTGTATGACACATGGTATTTCTATGATCTGCCCTACATCAATGGCTCATGTCTTGGTGTGGCCTATTCTGGCTCTGTGTTTGGCGATATGTCAGACCTTAGTTATGACTCAGTTGGTGGCGCCTATACCTCATACTTCGATGGCACTCGTCTCTACAACATCACGGTTGGTAGAGGAGCTACAGGTTCCTTCGGCACACTCACGCCTGCTGTAAGACTCTACGAAGCCTATAACATCTCTCAGGGCGCTGGTGTGCTAGACGCCACTGCTACGGCCCCATGTCTGGTTGAGAATAAACTCATGGACATGGATGAGGTCTCTAAGGAGCTTCGTGGCTACAAGGTTGTGAACCAGATGTGGCCTGAAGGTGTCTTTGATGTTGGCGCACAGCCACTGACGTTTACTTGGGGTTCTTCAGATACGCCAAATACACTGGCTATCTATGACCACAGCATGACCTTCGATGGCTCTACTTACAGCAAACTCGATTTCAACAGTCCCGGTAGATACCTGAGCTTACGGATTACCTATGATGGCATTCGTGACTTCAGTCTCTCTGGATGGGACATTGATTACCAAATCTTTGGACACAGGTAACATTAATGGCTGACAATCCTCTTGATACATACATCAAAAGTCCGCCTCCCCAAGACCCTGTGTCTCACTATTCGTATCTGGAAGATCAGCTACAGAAACTTGAGATAGTCAACAAGAAGCAAGTAGTCCGAATTGAAGACAATACTTCAAGCATCACTGAGGAACGCTTAGTCCGCAATGATGCCGATAAGGCTTTGGCGCAATTCGTAACTACTGCTTCTGTTGGCGCATCTCGTGTGTATACCCAGAGTTCACCTCCAGTTGCTACAGGCAGACTACAGGGTGACGTTTGGTATGACACGGATGACAGCTTCAAGCCTTATGTGTGGTATGCGTCAGCGTGGCAAGACAACAGCACTGGTAACTACACGCAGTATGTGGGGCAGATAGCCACCATATCGACGACATTGGGTTCCACTAAGGACAAGGTTGACAACACTCTTGGTGTTCAGTGGGCTGTTAAAGCCAACATCAATGGTTCTACGGGTGGCCTTACGTTCACTGGTATCCAGAAAGCTGATGGCACTGGAGCAACTTATAATCTTGAGATTAACAGTAACGTCACGATTAATGGTGGGCTTATAGTTGCTGGTAGTCTTGGTAGCACTCAGATAGCGGATGGCGCTATTACGACTGGTAAGATTGCTGCTGGAACGATTACCGGCGATAGGATAGCTGCCGGAACTATCACAGGCACCAACATTGCTGCTGGTTCCATAAATGCTGACCGAATCTCTGCTGGCACCATCACCGCTGACAGAATTGTTGCAGGCTCCATTGAGACGACGAGGCTTGCTGATGGCGCAGTGTCTAACGCAAAGATTGCTAATAGCGCTGTAAATACCTCGAAAATATCTAGCAATTCTGTTACATATAGTGGTTATGGCTCGGGAACTGCAAGCTGCTCTACAACTGTAACTGTTAGATCAGGTGCTAGGGTTCAAATAATTGCGGTTGCAAAAGCCTCTTCGACAACTCAATCCAAAGAGTGGTATTCTACTGGCGGTAACGGCAGTAGCCCCCAGTATTGGAACGGCAGCGCGTGGGCATCCGGTTACCCTCCAGCCCCATCAACCGCAGTTTCTTCGCTAGGCAGTCTCACAATTAACACGCCGGGTGGTAGCGAAAGCTCAGATATTCTTGGTGCATATAATGGTAGTTCTAGTGATTCTGCTCGAGGTGGATCATATTATGTAAATGGTAACTGGGAGTATGGTTACTACAGAAACTATACAATCATGGCATATGCGACCACGACAATTACCAGTTACTACAACGGTTCTGGTAGTGATATTTCATATAATTTTAGTGTTTCAGCCTCTGGTGTTAATACTACTGTATCGCTTTACGTAATAGAAATGGCTAGATGAATTTCATACGCTACAATCCAGAAACAGGTGACCTTACAAGCTCTGGATACATGGATGATATTCATGTTCAGACTGAAATTGATTCAGGTCTACCTACGTTATTTGCAGAAAACATTATGGACATCAGCGCTTGGCGAGTGAATCTCGAAACCAAACAGCTTGAACCAAAAGAAAACATTGCGGGGTCTAGCCCCATTTAGAAGGGGAGATACCCTTGGCATCCTATAATTTCTTACCGACTATTAGCTCCACGAACCAAACGCAAACCACAGCCCCCTCATGGCAACCCCAAGTAGGTGCGCTGACCACAGCGTTTGGTGGCGCAACTCGTGCTTACAACGACCAGATGGCTCGTGGTCCCTACACTGGCGACTACGTGGCCGCTCCGAACCAGACGCAGTATGACGCCTATGGTCAGGCTGCTGACTTTGGTGCTGCTAATGGTGGCGTGGGTCAACAGCAGATCAACACTGGTCAGGGCTTACTGAACAACTACAACACTGCGGGTAACGCTGCGGGCTCTCTGTATAACTTCGGTAACACCGACCAGACGCAGAACAACATCAACACGGCCAATGCTTACGCGCAGAACCCATACATTAGTGGCCTCGTTGACGCTGCTATGGATGATGGCCAGCGAGTAGCTGCTGAAAAGACACTGCCGAGCCTATATCGTGGCGCTGCTGCTAGTGGTAATCTGAACTCAGACCGCACGGCATTGGCTGAGGGTGTTGTTAAACGCGACCTCGGTGAGATGGCCGCTGGAATGTCAGCTAAAGTCCGTGGTGACATGTGGAACACAGGTCTAAACACAGCCCTCAATCAGAACACTCAGTCCTTGGGTGCTCTTAGCAACGCTGGTAACCTTAGCACCACTCTCGGTGGGCAGGGTAGCGGAATGCTCTCTCAGGGCATCAACGACCAGACGAACCTCAGCAATCTGTATTCGACGGCTGGCTCCGGTCTCAATGCACTTCAGCAGGCCATCCTTAGCAACAACTTGGCGAAGTATCAGGGACAGAATGCTGACGCATGGTCACCTGTGCAGAACCTTTACAACATTGCTGGTGCGAATAACTGGGGTTCCACGACGAATACGAGCGGCACTTCGGTAGGCATTCAGCCTGTAGCGAACCAACAGCGTCCGGGTGCCTTGAGCTACCTCGGTGCTGGCCTCGGTATGGCTGGTTCTGTTGCTGGCCTCGGTATGGGCGGTGGGGCAACGCTTGGTGGCATGGCCGCTGGCGCTTTGTTCCCGAGCTTCAAACCGTTTCAGGGTGTCGTAGGTGGCGCTGGTCCTAACGTAGTCCCGACGGTTTAAGGAGGGGAAATGGCTTATAAGAACATTACCCTCGACCAGTTGATGAACGGTATCAATCAGACGGAAAGCTCGGGTCGATATAACGTCATTGGTCCTGCTACTAAAAAAGGTAACCATGCCTACGGTATTAGTCAGGTCATGGATTTCAATGTTGGTCCGTGGTCTCAACAATATTTTGGACAGAGGCTAACACCAGAGCAATTCCTTAACAACAAGGAAGCTCAGATTGCTGTCACCAAAGGTAAACTTGGTGAGCTTTATAACAAGTATGGCAACCCTGCTGACGTAGCTTCGGCGTGGTTCTCAGGTCAACCACTGGCTCGCGCAGGTAACGCCAGTGATGGCTTCAAGAATGTCCCTCAGTATGTGAATGACGTTCTTAATGCTGCCCAGAAGCAAGACCCGAACGCAATGATGGCTTTGGCTCCTGAAGACCAGCCTCAAGCTCCACAGGGCGCTCAGAGTATCTCTCTGGGTGGCCAAGAGACACAGCAGCCTCTGAATAACATTGGGTCTACTTTGGCTAACATGGGCGCATCTATTGCGTCTCTGGACCGTGGTGGCACTGGTATTGCCAGTCTCAACGCTTCCCGTGTGGCTAGTAACCTTGCGGCCCAAGAACAGGCTCGTGAAGCTCAGGGTGGCTGGAAGTATGCCGGTCAGACTCAGAACGGTCAGGGACTGATGTTCCAGAATAGCCGTGGTGAGATTCGTGTTGAGCCTTTGGCTCCGGGTTTCAGTGGTCAGAAGGAGCCTGAGTCGCTTCGAGTGCTTGATGCACTTGCTGCTGATCCTCAGCGTCTTGAGACCTACCAGAAGATGCACAATACCTCTGGTAAGGAACCATTAGATGACGCTACGTCAAAGTATTGGTCACAGACCATAATCGAAAACCCCGATGCAATTCGTCAGGTTCCTCAGGCACACAGACCTCAGATTATGAAGGATGCTGTGGCTGCGGCTACTGAAGCCGGGTTTACGCCTAAGGATTGGGTTGAACGCGCTAACGACATCAAGGGTAACATCGTGGAAGACCGTAAGCGGTCCCAGATTATTGCCCAAGTTGGTTCTGCTCGTCCTGAGTTTGAGTCTGCTGCTACGAACTTCGTTAAGTCCGCTGAGAAGATTCAACAGAAGTTTGGCAACATGCCAATGGATCAACTTTATAACACAGCCATCACGAAGCTTGATCCAAACTCTGAGGAAGCCATTGCAATCAACAATATGAAGATTGCACAGGAAGGACTGACAAAAGGCTTTGTCCGAGCGATGTCTGGTAGTGCGGTTGGTAACGCACATGCCGAAGAACGCATGACAAAACTCTTTGATCCCGCCATGCCACTAAACATGGTCAAGGGTGGAATTGGTGTTCTCGTTCGTGACGTTAAGAACTACGACGAGTCTGCTCGCTTCGCTCGTGACAACGCAAGAGCGCGTAACGCTGGAAAGCCTCTGCCTCATCCAGAGCTTGAAGATGAGAATGCTGTGCTTGACCGTATTCTTGGTGTCAACAATCCGCAAAACAACAAGACATCTGGCGGTTCATCAAGCCTTCCGGGTGTTGGACAAAAGACAACCATTAACGGTGTTGAGATAGAGAGACTTGATTAATGGCTAAATTCAAACTTAGGGGTCCAGATGGTGGAACATACGCCATCACCGCTGATACCCCGGAGGCGGCTCACGCTGCGCTATACGGGACACAGACGGAAACGGCCCCTAAGTCTGATGCGCCTGCTCCTCCACCGCAAGACAACCAAAAGCAAACAGAGGATTTACCTCTAGCAACCAAAGCGCTGAAAGCTCTAGCATTTGGTGCAACACAAACACGAAGCAAAGACGTTGACACACTGCGTAAATCCGGTGCTCTGGGCTTTGATCTAGACGATCTGGACAGAACCACAGACTGGATGAAGCAACAAGCTGGTCTTCAGAACTATGATCCAGCTTCAGCGCACTTTGCTGACTCAAGTAAACCTTGGACAGAACGCATTGGCTATTTGCCTCGCACGTTGCTTGAGGGTGTTCCAGAGATGGCGCAGCACATCGCTGCATCAACTCTTGCAGGACCGATTGGTATGCTCGGGTCCACGGCTGTTGCCGAAGGTGGTTCTTCAGTCAATCGTGTCCGTGAAGCCGATAAGAGTGATCCAAATGCTGAACTAACGACTGGCCAGAAGCTTCGTGTTGGTGGAAATATCATAGCGCAATCTTTCCTCAATGAGCTTGGTAGTAGGGCTACGCTTGGAGCTACTGCCCCAGTTAAAGCTGTGGGCATGGAGGGCGTTAAGCAGGCTGCTGCCAATGTGGGTAAAGCTGCTGGTATGGATGCCTACGTTGCTGCAACAGGTCAAGGCTACGATAAGGCGCTTATTGAGCAGAAGATACCTTCATTGGAAGACATGGGATTATCTGCTGTTGCAGGCGCAACTGTCGGCACAGCCTTTCGTGCTCCCGGTGCAGCCAGAGAAGCTGCGGTTGCTACCCGCTTCCGTGAGCTAGGCAAGATTGACCCACAGTCTCGTGGTGAAGTCGCTGACATCCTGAAAAAGTATGACGGTAGCTTTGATGCTGCGAAAGAACACCTCGGCAAAGAGCTAGATTATGCTTCCAAGGGTTTGGATGACGTAACCAAAGCGTCCATTACAGAAGCTAAGATTAAGCTTAAGAATGGTCAGCGGTTGGAGCCTGAAGAGATACAGGCTGTGTCCAAAGCTGATCCAGATGCAGGAAGAATCCTTCAGAACCTAGACACCTTCAGCGTCATGAAGGGTATGGATAACGGTGGTCTCTCAGGCTCTGCCTTTGGTCGCCTTCTGAATCCCTTCCAACGTGGTGCTCACGGCGACGTTCCGACGACACTTGGTCGCTTTGCTGAAGGCGCTTCTATTGGTCACGCTTTCTGGGCTCATGACCCCACTACGGCTGCTGCTGTTCTTGGAACACAGCTTGGTGGCACTATGGCGCTTAAGGGCGTCGATGCTCTTACAGGTGCCGCTAATCCGGCTCGTGTAATCACCGACAAGTTTGGTGGAACTGCTGAACCTACGCCTAGTATTGCTCAGGCTAGGGCTGCTGTATTTGCTAAGGACTTAGCTGATAGACAAGCAAAGGCTGAAGCGGCGAAGGGTGAGCTTGAGAAGGCTAAAGCTGCTGAGAAGGAATTGAAGCAGCAAACTACCGACGAAAAGATCAAAGCCAAACAAGCCGAAGCTGATGCTAAAGCAAAAGCTAAAGCTGACGCCTTAGCGATGAGAACGGCAAAGCAAACATTAGATGCTCGTCGTAACTCAGACGCCATGCGCGAGAAGTATAACCAAGAGCAGATTGGTAACTTCCAGTCTAAAGCCAGTGAAACATTCAGTAAACTGGACGAGCTTGAGAAGTCAGAGGCAAAGGCAGTTGTTGACAAGCAAAAGGCTGAAGATCAGGCACTTCGTCGTCAAGCTGATCTAATGCGTAACAGTCAGGCTGTTGAAGACCGTAGACTTGCTGCTGAAGCAATTGCTGCTATGAAAGCAGACAAGGGCTTCTGGGCAAACCAACGTAACGGGTTGGCAATTAGAAGCCGTAGTGACATTCCAGTATCTGAAGCTCTCGGTAGAAACCTTGGCGACAGTCAGAATGTTCCACTTCCTGAAATTGTGTCCTCGAATGCAGCGCCTAACATCAAGACCGCTCTTGCTGTTCAAAAAATGCGAGACACACCCACGGCAACCAGCGCGGCTTTGCCTTTAGCGGTTGCTCGTCTCAAAGCAAGGCTTGCATCTCAGGAAGAAGGCGCTGTTCCAGAAACTGCCCCAGAACCTACTTACAATCCTAACGCTACAGAATGGGGTCCATCCAGTTCACTTGCTGGAACTCCTACTTCTAGGGCTATGACGGCTGCTAGAGCACTAGCTCGACACAACGCCAAAGTCGATAAGCAGAATGCTGCTGCAACGAAGAAGGCTGAAAAAGCTAAAACTGATACAGCATTAGCCAAGGCCGCTGACACAACCAAGAAAGCCGAGACTAAGGCCAAAGAAGCCACACAAGACGCTGATGAAAACATGGTCGTCGTAAGGCACCGTGGTCAGGTTGTTGAACAAAATAAGAGTAAGGTTACAAATGTCAGTGGTTGGAAGCGTTCAACCATAGATAAAATTAATGACCGCATGGATGTCATTGAAAAAGCTAAGAGCATGACAAAAGATAAACATGCTCGTAACCTTTTGGATCAGCTTGCTAAGAACTGGCATAACCACACCAAGAACGACCAAGATATTGCATATAGTCACATGGAAGACATTGTGAATGACGAGAAGCTTCCGAAAGATGTTGGCGAATATCTAATGGACAATTGGTATAAGGTTCGTGGAACGTGGAATACCGCTAAGGGATATGCTGAAGATGACTGACATCATCCACATAGGTGACGGTCGTTACATCAACTACACGGAGGGCGCAGCTTTGCGTCCTCCAGTCATCAAAAAGAAATGGGTTCGACCCAAGTTCGACCCTAGTCGCCATGCGACCCCTCTGATTACTCACAGCCACAAACGTCCCAATAAGGACTGGTCGAAGCTCTATGATGGCTTGGTGGGCTACCGCGAGTTAGTCGAGTTTCGCCAAGGTCGCTACATGAAGTTCATTGCTCGTGGGCGTCCTTTTGGCCATACGCGCGGCTTGAACAAACACGAGCTAAAGATTGCTCATGACGCCGCTCGTGAACAGGCAAAGAAAGACATGGAACAGATTAAGAAAAACATTGATATGACTGAGGCTGCTGAGGAAGCCCTTGAGGGTGCCATCACAGTCCTTCGTCAGCCTGCGTCACAGCAGGTAAAACTGGCGGCTGCAAAGCTTGTCCTAGAGTTCACCAAATCGAAACCCGTCGCCAAATCTGAAGTCTCTGTGAACAAGGCCGAAGAGTGGCTGGCGTCTCTGGCTGCTGATGATTGATCCTAAAGTCATCCGTAAGCGACTTTTCGATGACTTTGAGTTCTACGCCAAGAACGCCATCAAGATCAGAACTAAAGATGCGGACGTTAGACCGCTAGTTCTCAATGAGCCACAGAAGAAGCTACATGCTGCTATTGAAGCTCAGAGAAAAGCTACCGGCAAAGTCCGCATCATCATTCTGAAGGCCCGACAGCAGGGTTTCTCCACGTATACCTCTGGCCGCATGTATTGGACCCTGAGTCAACGTAAGGCTCGCAAGGGTCTCGTGGTGGCCCATCAGGCTGATAGTTCACGCACCATCTTCGACATGTATAGGCGAACTCACGCTGAGATGCCTGAGTTACTGAAGCCATCTACAAGCTACTCCTCTCGTAAGGAGCTTGCTTTCAGTGGCCTAGACTCCGGTATCATGGTGTCTACCGCAGGCGGCGAAGGAATTGCTCGTGGTGAAACTTTCACCGACACTCATTTGTCCGAGGTCGCCTTCTGGCCTCCAGCGACTGCTGCTGACAATTTGAACGCCTTGCTTCAGGCTATACCAAACACAGAAGATACCAGCATCTACGTCGAAAGCACAGCCAACGGTATGTCTGGTGTGTTCTATGATCTTTGGAAAGGTGCTGTAGATGGGACCAATGGTTTCATAGCATTCTTCAGTGCATGGTTCGATACGCCTGAGTATACTGAGGAGGTTCCTGAGAACTTTGAGCGCACATACGAAGAAGAAGACCTAGTGAAGGCTTACGGTCTCACTGACGGTCAGCTTATGTTCAGACGCCGCAAGGTTGCTCAGAACGGTATCGACAAGTTCAAGCAAGAGTATCCTTCAAACGCCGACGAAGCATTCATTGCTTCAGGTCGCCCTGTGTTTAACCCAGACCAACTGCACCGAATGATGCAAGAGGTCGAGCCTCCGCTCTACCAAATGTCTCTCGAAGGACAGACGTTTGAAAAGAATATTAGAGGCGAACTAAAAGTTTGGAAAGAACGTGAACTTGGTGATGAATATTACATTGGCGCTGATGTCGCTATTGGCATTCAGAAAGGCGACTACAGTGTCGCTCAAATACTCGACAGTCAAAAGAACCTAGTTGCTTGCTGGCGTGGACACATCCACCCAGATAAATTTGCTGATGTGCTATTTGCTCTCGGTAACTATTACAACGAAGCGCAAATCATTGTCGAAAACAATAACCACGGCCTACTCACTGCTGTAAGGCTTGGTAGAGACCTAGCGTATCCATACACATACACTGATGTTGCTGAAGGTAATCTCAACGATAGAGACTCGTTCACTATTGGCTTCAGAACCACAAGCAAGACCAAGCCTCTAATCATTGACAGGCTTCGTGCTGCTCTGCGGGACGACGAGATGAACATTCGTGACCGAACGACACTTCAAGAGATGCTTACATACATTGTGACCGATAGCGGCGCTATGGAAGCAGAGCAGGGGTGTTTCGATGACTGTGTTATGGCCTTGGCATTAGCAAATCATATTCATACCGGAAAGTTTACACCAATAGATGTAACGTCCGACTTTTACATAAAGGCTATTTAGTCGATGAAGGACAAGCAGTTGACTGATGAGGCGATTGGTGTCCTCATTGATAGAAAGATTAACGAAAGTCTCATCTGGTATAACGCAAAGCTCTCTCGTGAACGCGAGAAGACGATGCAATACTACAATGGCGAATTGCCCCTTCGGCAGTCGTCTGGTTCGTCAAGCTATATCTCCACGGAAGTATATGACGCGGTAGAATCGATGAAGGCTCAGCTTCTTGAGACCTTCTCTGCTGGAAGAGAGATTGCCAAGTTTGACCCCAATTCACCCGAAGATGCTGAAGAAGCCCGCATCGCCACTGCCTATTGTGACTACGTGGTCTTCAGGCAGAATGATGGATACCACATCTTCTCTGATGTCATCCATGATGGGTTGATTGCTCGCGTAGGTGTTGCGAAGGTCTACTGGGAAGAGAACGAAGAGAACATTGAGGAAGAGTTCGACGACCTGACTGAAGATGAAGTCATGGCGTTGGCTGCTGAGGAAGACATTAGCGACCTACAGGCTGAAGCTGACGAAGATCAGCCGGGGCTGTATAGTGGTAAGCTTACTCGCAAGCGTGACTCCTCGCAGGTTCGCATTGAGGTTCTGAACCCTGAAGAGTTCTGTGTTGAACCGCAGGCTAAGCATCTCGGCCCCGAATACTTCTGTGACCATCGCTCTCTTAAGACCAAAGATGAACTCATCAAGATGGGTTTTGACCAGAAGAAGGTCGAGAGCATCTCCCGTGTCGAAGACAAGCTGACCTTGCAGGCCCTTCCAGAAACATGGGCGCGCTTTCAGCAACTCGACGCTGGCTTCAAGATTGACTCCTCTGAACAGCAGGATGAACTCAAGACCATCCTTGTCCACGAGTGTTACTGGAAGTTCAAACGTCAGGGCGACAAGCACGCCAAGCTCTACAAGATTGTTAGAGCAGGCAATGTGACCCTAGAGATTCAGGAAGTAGACGATCTGCCCTTCGTGGTCTTTGCGCCGCTTCCGATTCCACATTCATTCTACGGTAACAACTTTGCTGCCCGCGTTATCCCCAGTCAGAATGTCAGAACAGTTCTCACGAGAGCTATCGTTGACCATGCTACGATTACGGTCAATCCTAGATACACCGTCCTCAAGGGTGGCCTTACGAATCCAAGAGAGCTTCTGGATAATCGTCTTGGTGGCTTGGTTAACGTCACGCGCCCTGATGCTATTAGCCCTCTGGAGCAGGCACCTCTTAATCCATTTGTGTATCAGACGCTGGAACTAATCAAGAGTCAGACTGAAGAGACGACTGGTATCTCTTCGCTATCACAGGGTCTCAACAAGGATGCCATCTCGTCGCAAAACTCTGACGCAATGGTGGAGCGTTTGGTTTCTCTCTCGCAAACGCGGCAGAAAGTCATCGCGCGTAACTTTGCGAACAACTTCCTGATTCCTCTCTACCTGAAGGTCTACAGCCTTGTGGTGGCTAAAGAGGACAAAGAGAAGATTGTTGAGTTGGCCGGTAACTGGGTGAAAGTGAAGCCTAGCTCATGGCGTGACCGTAAGACTGTGAGCGTAAGCTTGCATCTAGGTTACCGTGAGCATGACACAGAGGCTCAGAAGCGTTTGGAGCTTGCAGCGTTCATTACGCAGAACCCTGCGTTCGCTCCTATGTTCCAGATGCCGAATGCTTACAAGCTTGCATCGGATGTCATGAAGTTGCGTGGTATGCCTGCAATCAATGACTACTTGACGCCTCCGAACCAAGTGCCACCTCCGCAACCTGATCCGTTGGCTCTCCAGCAGATGCAGAATGAGACCATGAAGGCTCAGGCTGCTCTGATTACCGCTCAGTCTACTCAGGGCAAGGTTCAGGCCAATGCTCAGATCGACCAAGCTAAGGTTGGCCTTGAGCAGAATAAGGCTGCTGTGGACGCTATGATTAAACAGCGTGACGCAGAGCGCAAAGACCTTGATGTCAACAATAAGGTTGATGTGGCGCAACGTGAGATGGACCTCGCGGAACGCACAGCAGCCACAGAAATTAAACAGACCAACATTGTGAGTCCTAATGGATAAAATTGTAAAACCTACGCTACCTAATCCCGAAACAGTGTCTAAGGAAGCTTACATTTATACCGGCGAAAAGAACTATGAACCGCCGAAGGCGGACCCGTGGACGCAGGAGAAAAAATAATGGCTATTGGTTCTAAGGACAAAAAGCCCACGGCTGGTATCCCCGGTGGCCGCAGCCGCAAGGCTCCCTCGAAGGTTCCGGCTGGCTCGAAGCAGGGCGTAGGTGCTCGTGGTTCTGCCAAAGGCGGCAAGGCTCCTAACAAGGATGCCAAGGTCGGCATGGGAACTGGGAAGACTTTCGGTCGCTGCTAACGCTGAATGACTGAAGATGACATTGTGAGGAGGGGGGCCATTGCGGCCTCTCTCTTCGATAACCCCGACATTATGTGGTTCTTCAACCACTACAAAGAACTTACGCTGGAATCCATTGGTCAGACAAAGCCTGAGCAATACGACCAGCGTGAGAACCTATTCTACCAACACAGAGCCGTGGATGAAGTCCTCGGTATCATGATGTCTTACGTGGACGCTGCTAAAGCCATCCACGAAAAGAATGAAAGAGAAAGCGACTAATGCAATCAGCTATCCAAGGCGAATTACCGCTGGACGCTGCAAAAGAACTAGACGGCACCGATACTGGAGCCGACGAATTTTTCAAGCGTATGGTTCAGGACGCATCACAGCCATCTGAAGAACCAGACGAAGAGGAAGAAGAGCCGTCAGAAACCGACGACACTGAGGAACCTGAAGGCGGACGTAGCTCCGCTACTGAAGACTCCGACGAAAGTCCAGAGGACGAAGAGGAACCTGAAGATACCGAAGGTGAAGAAGACGACACCGAGGAACCTGAAGACACCGAAGAACTCACTGAGAAACCTAAGAAGGTTGTGGAAGCTTCGGAAGATGCAGTCGTAAAGATCAAGATTGATGGGCAGGAAGTAACCGCCACAGTCAAAGACCTGAAGCGACTGTATGGACAGGAAGCCTCACTCACTCGCAAATCCCAAGAAGCAGCCGAACTAAAGAAACGTGCTGAAGACGTAGCAACACGCCACGTAACTGGACTTGAAGCACTCCTAGCGAGAGCCAAGGAGCAGGCGGCACCTTACGCAAACATCAACTTCTTGGCGTTGACCAAAGACCCTAATGTTAGCTCTGAGGAACTCTCAGCACTGTCAGACGCGGCTAATCGTGCCTTCGATAATGTCCGCTATCTGGAGACGGAGCTTGATGGAGTAATCAAGGCTGCTCAGGATCAACGCCAGCAGCAGATGATGCAGATGGCCCGCGAAGCTATCAAGACACTTACGGACCCGAAGAATGGGATTCCTGGGTGGAATGAACAGATGTATAATGACATCCGTTCGTTTGCAGTTAGTTCAGGAATGGATGCACAGGTCGTCAACGAGATGGTTGATCCTGTGGCTTTCAAGATTTTACACATGGCCATGCAGTATCAAAAGGGTAAGACAGCCGTCACTAAGACGAAGAAAATCGACAAGACTCCGAAGCGTATCATTAAGGGAACGCCGGATGAAGTCGTCAAGAGTGCTAAGGCTGACCCTAAGCGCGCCATGATGAAGAAGCTTCAGCAGAGTGGTTCTGTTGATGACGCAGCAGATGCGTTTCTGGCTCAATGGGAAAACTAAAACTATTTTACGGGGACGAAGTCTCCGACTTCTAAGGAATACAATTTCAAATGGCTAATACGTATACCGTTTATGAGGTGATTGGTAAGAAGGAAGATGTCTCGGACATCATCACCAACATCTCTCCGACCACGACGCCCTTCCAGTCCATGATTGGCAAGGAGAGCGTCAACAACGTCCTCTTCCAGTATCAAGAGGACACGCTTGCCTCTGCGGCTGCTAATGCTCAGTACGATGGCTTTGATGCCACCGAAGTTGCTGCTGTGCCGACTGTTGTCCGTACTGGATTTACCCAGATTCTGGCGAAGGCCATTAAGGTTGCGACGACCACGGACAAAATCTCGACGTATGGTCGAGCGAAGGAAACTGCCTACCAGCTTAGTAAGCGTTCGGCTGAATTGAAGAGAGACCTAGAGTATGTTCTCCTCAACAAGCAGGCTGGTGGTGCTGGTACGCTCAACAACGTCACGCTTACGTCGCTTGGTAATTCTGCGAACGTCGCCTCTGACGCTGCTCGCACCATGAAGTCCTTTCAGGCTCAGGTTGACTCCTCGACTTACTCGGCTCTGCTGACGAAGACGGGTGGCACCTCGACTGCCATGTCGGAAGCTAACCTCAACACGGTTCTCCAGACGCTGTTCAACAACGGTGCTGACCCGAAGTATCTAATGATTCCTCCGGGTGAAGCTCTTAACATCGCTTCGTATGCTCAGGCGTCTGGTCGCTATCGCTTTGCCGATAACGCTGATGCTGATGCGGCTCGTCGCGTTGTCAACGTCATTGACCTCTACGTTTCGCCGTTCGGTGAAATTAAGGTCATCCTGAATCGCTTTCAGGCTGCTGATGACCATCTGGTCTTCGATCCGTCCATGTGGTCGCTGGCGGTTCTCCGTCCGTGGACCCGTGAGCCGCTCGCTAAGATTGGTGACTCGGAGCGTCATCTGCTTGTTGGCGAATATGGCCTCAAGCACAAGCATTACGGTGCCTCTGGCATTATCCGTAAGGCTGCGTAAGCCGCTAGGCTTCGCCACACGTAACTTTTAGTTACATAAGTATTACTTGGGAGGCTCAGAGTAACATCTGGGCCTCTTTTTGTTAGCTAGGACTTAGAAGATCGGAACGATGTTCCTTTGACTACCGAACTCATTAACCCCGACATCACCTTTGAGGACGACACCGATAACGCACTCGTCGTCAAGAAGGAACAAGCAATACCTCAGTCATTCTTAGATCGACTGAAAGAATCCAGAGACGAAAGCGCCAACAACCGCATGGGTGACTACCACCGAGTCGCTTCAATTCCCACTGTAGTGGTCGAGAAGTGGATGCGTGAAGGCTTCAACATCTGGGACAAAAACGTCACAGCGAAAGAGATAGTGGCTCGCTTAAAGCTAGAGTCGCTTGACGCTTTCTTAACGACCACGAAAAGCATTTGATAATTCAGGGAGAAACCCTTGGCATATTTGGACGTAAAGACCCAATTCCTTGGGTTACTCAACAGGCGTGACATTACGCCTTCCTTAGTGAATACATTTCTAGCCTTTGGTGTCCAGCGTATCCAGCGTGAGCTTCGTGTTCCCGCTATGGAAAAGCTTGCAGAAATTACCATGGATGGAACCTCTCGGTTTCCTGTCCCCGGTGATTTACTTCAGGTAATCAGTGTCCACACAAACGATACCTCTACTCACAAGAAGCTCATCAGAACTGACCTACAAACAATTCTAGACGCTTCAGTCATGGCTGGCGCTCCTCAGTTCTACCATCGTGAAGAGGGCTACATTTACGTTGGTCCCTATCCACCTTCTGGAACTACGGTCTACGTTCACTACTATGCGGACATTAGTAGTCTTGTGGCGGACACAGATAGCAATTGGCTAACTGAAGTCGCCCCGGCTCTCTTGATCTACGCATCGCTATCCTACGCCGCTGATTACTTCCTCGATGACCGCAAGCAGATGTTTGAAGCTTCATACATCCAGATTGCAGAGCAGCTAATGTCTCAGGCCATGGCTGACGAAGTAGAGAATGCTTCCATTTCTCCTGCCTATGACACCGGCCCCAATTACGTTGGGCCATACTACGGTCGCTAAGGGAGAACATAATGGCCACTAGTTCATCATTTTATAGCGTAGAGAACCCTGCGCCCTCAGAGCTAACTACAGCCAAACAGCTAGTAGACCAAGCGACGGCTGCGGCTCAGACAGTTACCACAAGCACAGCGCAGGCTCAGGCTGCCGCTACGTCCGCTACAGCTTCGGCTGCTTCAGCGACTACGAGTGCTACTTCAGCTACTTCTAGCGCAACCTCAGCATCATCAAGCGCCACAGCAGCCGCTGCATCAGCGAGTACTGCTCTTGCCTCTGAGTTAGCCGCTGCTGCCAGCGAGACAACTGTAGCTGCTGATGCTGCCTCTGCGCTGGCCTCTAAGAATGCTGCGGCTGCTAGTGCAACCTCGGCTGCTTCAAGCGCCACGGCTGCTGCTGGCTCCGCTGCTTCAGTCAACAATACGCTAGAGCAGTTTCTGAACCTTGAATACTTGGCTGACTGGGGACTCATCGTCAACTCAGCTACACTACAAACAGATTATGGAGTGCTGTAAGAAATGACCACAGCAATCAAGCGTCGTCGTGGTACAACTACGCAGCACGCTAGTTTCACTGGCCTTCAAGGCGAACTAACAGTTGACACAACTAAGAATACAGTCGTTGTTCATGATGGATCGACTGCTGGTGGCTTTCCGCTATCCAAGGAAGGTCATACGCATGTTGCAGCAGACATCACTGACCTCGGTGACTCTGCTACTAAGAACGTAGGGACAACCTCTGGCACTGTAACCGCTGGTAACGATAGCCGCATTGTTGGTGCCGCTCAGAAAGCCAGCAACCTCAGTGACCTCGCGTCAGCTTCAAGCGCCCGCAGTAACCTTGGTCTCGGCACAGCAGCTACACTGAATGTTGGCACCTCAGCGAATAATATCGTCCAGCTAGATGGCTCTGCGAAGCTCCCGGCTGTGGATGGCTCTGCGCTGACCAATGTTACCGCAGTGTTTCCCCCGGCGGGAACTAACGGCCAACTTCAGTATAACAATTCGGGTGTCGTTGGTGGCTTGACGATTGGTGGAGACGCCACGCTCAATGCTTCCACTGGTGCGCTTACAGTCACCAAGACCAGCGGAACAGCCTTTGCTGCCTCAGCTACAACTGATACCACCAATGCAGCTAACATTAGCTCAGGGACGCTCAGTGCATCCCGACTGCCAGCTATTGCTTTGGCGACTGGTGTCTCAGGGACGCTTCCGGTTACCAATGGTGGCACGGGGTCTAACACTGCGTTTACCTCCGGCTCCGTTGTGTTCGCTGGTAGTTCCGGTGTGTATAACCAGAATAACTCTAAGCTCTTCTGGGACAACACGAACTACAGACTCGGCGTAAACACAGCGTCACCCGCAGTCTCTGTTGCTGTTGCGACGAATGACGCTGTGTTGCTGCCAGTTGGCACGACTGCCCAGAGACCTACGGGTGCTACGGGTTACATTCGCTACAACACGACACTGAACTCCTTCGAAGGTCACAATGGGACCGCTTGGGGTTCTATTGGTGGCGGTGCGTCTGGTGGCGGAAGCAATAAAGCCTTCTACGAAAACGACATAGAAATAACCTCGGACTACACCATCACAAGCGGCAAGAATGCTGGCACGTTCGGACCAGTTCAAATCAATTCAAGTGTCACAGTAACAGTGCCATCAGGCAGTGTCTGGACAATCGTTTAATCGAGGGAAAACATGCCTCTTAAACTTAAAGGCGCTACATCTGGCGACATAACGCTAGACGTTCCGGCTGCTGCTGGCACGAACACGCTGACGTTTCCGGCCAAAACCGGCAACATCATCACGTCTGCTGATAGCGGGACTGTTACGCAGGCAATGTTGGGTAGTGGTGTTGCGGGTAATGGGCCTGCGTTTTACGCTTACTTAAACGCAGATCAAACAATTACATCTTCAACATTTACAAAGGTTCAATTAACACAAGAGTTATTTGATACAAATAATAACTTTGATAGCGCGTCAAATTATAGATTTACACCAACAGTGGCTGGTTACTACCAAATAAATGCTTGTATGTCTGGGTTTAATTCAACCTCACCAACACGCTGCTTTGCGACAATATATAAAAATGGCTCACAATATGGCTATGGAACTGACGTTCCGGTGACAGGCGGCACTGCGACATCTACAGGCGCTACATTAGTCTATCTTAATGGATCAACTGATTACATTGAGATGTATGCTTATATTGTTGCTACAACTGCTAAGGTATCATCGGCAGGCGGAGCGGCAACATATACTTATATGACTGGTTCTTTAGTGAGGGCTGCATAATGACACTCTACGAAAAAATCATGCAGCTACACCCTGCACTTACGCCGAATGATTTCATCACCGTCATCACACTCCAAAACGACAGCGATGGACGCGGCGACTACATCGCCAAGTGGGAACATCCTGACTACCCGCGCCCGACAGACGAACAACTCGCGGAGATTGAATAATGCCAACCCGTGTAAACGGTCCGACGACACTTACCGGGCCTAAGACAATCACCGGAACAGGTATAAGCTAATGGCCGCTACACTTAAAGTCGATACGCTCCAGAACGCTTCCAGTTCTACAGCGAACATCACACTCGACACGGCTGGAAACGCGACTGTCGGCAATACGCTGGCGATGGGTTCTAGCTTCCTGCGGAACCGCATCATCAATGGCGATATGCGGATAGATCAGCGTAATGCTGGCGCGAGCGGAACGGCTGGTGCATATACAGTTGATAGATGGCTATTTAATG